GCCGTCCTGCTGATGCCCATAGAAACAAAAATAGGTATCTCGACTTTCATCGAGATACCTATTCTTTTATTTAGATTTAGGTTTATCGTATTTATTTTTATTTTCTTTAGCTATTTTAAGTTTAGTATCAATATCGTGCATTTTAACTCTTCTATCTTGTTCTTTATTATACAAATCGAGCATAGATTTTTCTCTATCTAACTGATTCTTTTCTCTTTGAACTTGTGCTCTCTTATCTTCAAGTCTTTCAACACCTTGTTGTTTGAGTTCTTCAGCAACACCATTATCATAACTAATCATATTAGAATCAGCTTGAATTAAAGCAATTTGTTCTTTAATATATCCTTCGAGTTCAGCAGTCTTTCTATCTTCTTCTCCCTTAGCAGCAATTTTTTGAAGTTCAAATTCTTGACGCATTTGTTCAAGTTGTTGGTCAAGTTCTTTTAATTCAATCTCGTGTTGCTCTTTTTGTTTTTGGAAACCAGCAATCAATTTAGAAATCTTAGCTATATTATCTCCTTCAATAGCTGCTACTGCCATTTGCATATCACCATTTTGAGCTGCACTAAAAGCTAATTGACGAAGATTTTGTAATTTCTCTTGTTCAACAATAGAATTTTTAGCTTTAATTACATAATTTGCATAAATATGAGAATTTATATCAAGACTTATGTAATTTAATTTATTGTTTTCATCTCTAAAAGAAGTATCAAGACCGTCTATCCAAGCAAGTTTGGAATAATCTATATCCCTTCCATAATCTCTTTCTCTTAAACAATCCATCATAAATTCTATAATAACTGTTCCCATAGAACCTCTTGCAATAGCTTCTTCGGTAGTTCCTTTACCAGCACTTACACCAATTTCTCCATATCGTTGAGGAGTCATATCTGCAACAAGTTTTGCAGAATTATCTATTTCAGAAAGTAATTCGGTAAGATATTTTATATACTCAAGACTATGAGCTTGCAACATTCTAACTTGTTGAGCTCTAAGCATTCCTTGATCATCTTTGTCTTCTATATACAAAACTCCATCAGCAATCATTCTATAAATAGTTTCTTCACTATTTCTTCCAAGTAAAGATTTAGCCAAAAGTAAAATATCCATTTTAGCTTTTGCTATTTGCATCTCTCTATGATAAGCGACTATATTATAGAATACTTGATAAGGAGTAAGCAAATCTATTAAACTAAATCTTCCATAACCAGGAAGTAATTCCATCAAACCATTATAAGGAAGTTTACCGTTTCTATTATACGCTATAGCTCTTGCCTTATAAGGATAAATAGCATCATTACGAGTACCAATTCTTACAGATTCATAAACCTGAGGAACAAATATATATTCTATATCCAAATCTCCCATAGAAGGATTTAATTTATAATCGTCTGGCTCAACTCTCTGAGTAATCATTCCTATTTCATTGACATAACTGACAACTGCTTGTCTTTCTTCTCCTCTCCAAACTGCGTGCCAAACATCAATTAAATCTCCATTATAATCCCTTCTAAGAATAGGCTCTTTCTTAAACAAATCTCTTTCTTCTTGAGAAAATTTAGAACAAATATCTTCACAAAATCCCATATATCTATCGAATCTATATGGTTCTGCTGCTCCACTTCCTCTTTGATAATAACTTTGAAGAAATTTTCGTTGATTTTCATCAAGATATTCATCAAATTCGTCTAATATTTGTTGTAAAGTAAGTTTCCTTCTTTCAACAAACATATCGAAATCCTCAACAAATTGAGAATCGTTTGGAACAGGATAAGCATCTAATACATTAACTGTTCTTTTAATCAAATCTGTTCCATCTACATCAGCATAAGTATAACATTCTCCAAATGTAACAAAATCAAAATAACACTTTGTGTAGAACAAAGTATCTTCTGTTATATCTCTAATTACATTTAAAATATCCTGACCTTGAGCAGAAATATCATCTATATAGTTTTCGTTAAATTGTTTTACAAATTCTTCAACATTTAATTGCTCTTGAGGATTAAATTCTTCAGGATTTCCGCCTTGATTTATAAATTCAGCATAACTTCTCTGTATTTCTACAGCTATTGCATTTTGAACAAGAACATTTAATTCTTCTCTCAATTTAGCATCTTTTCCTAAAACAACTTCAGGATTATTTGCACCAACTATAAAATCGTGATTATTTTTATTATATTCAGAAACATATCTACGAATTATACCGCTTATCAAATCATAATTCCGCATTGTAGCTGGAAATCTTTTATACTTTTCATTAGTAGCATTATAAGGATTAAGAATCTTTTTATAAAATTCATCAGGTATTTCGTTGTGAAGAATTTTATATCTTTTTACTATATCGTCTTTATCTCTCAATCCTACAGCTTTTCCTATAACCCAATCGCAACAATTAGCATACCACTCAGCTTTAGCTTTTGTAGCATTACTTACTCTTTGTTGTGGAAATTCATAATTGCCTAAAGGTTCCATATTTTAAAACCAATCTCTATTAAGTATATCGTTTTCGTCTATATTTTCTGCTGTTAAAGGTTTCCTATTTTCGAGTTCAAATTCTCCTTTTAATTCCATTGATTTCCATTCAACTCCTCTTAAAAGCATTTCAGAAACTCTATCAAAGTTACCTTTATTGTTCCATTTTTTTAATTCAACAATAGATTGATAATCATATATTGTTTGAAAATTATAAATAGGTTTTCCGAATTCATCTTTACCTATTTCTTCATAAAGAAATTCTTTAAGCAATCGAATTGCTTCAAGTTTGTTACCAACATTGATATTATAACCAAAAGTTTTGCTATATTTTTCTTGAATATTTGTATCCCAAACAAATAAAGGTTCAAAAGACAAATACTCTAAAGCTCCCCATTTTCTAAAATTAGAAACAGTTTCACCTCTGTTTGTTTCAACATTAGTTGTACCTTTACAATTATAATATCTTGCTAATTGATAACAAATTTCATCTGCTTCACTAAGTTTATCTGGACGACCATAATAAGCAGCAACTAAACGCTGTTTAAATCCATTAAGAGGATGAGGATTCATCCAAACTTTAATACTATTGTGAGAATGTTTGTTAGTTATTTCGTCTTTTTCTTTATCAACACCAACAGGGTCATAAGTAATACTATATAATCCTTCAGGAATTTCTTTTATTCTTTTATCCCCTATTATTTTTTCTACATATTCTGGATGAAACCAAATGCGAACACATCCGTGAGGATCTTCATTACTTCTACGAGGAACACCATAAATCCAATCGTAAACTTTCTTACCTTCAGCAGCCAATCTCGCATTTGATTTAAACTTAAGAATTTTGTTTTCTTCCACAAATTGACCATCCGTATAAAATTTTAAATCATTATCTACTCTTAATCTATTTTCCCAATCATTCAATTCATCAGAACTAAATATATTGTCAGAAGCATTACTAAAACTTTCAGAAGGTTTGAGTGCATACTGACCTATATAATTGATATAATCTCCGTAAGTTTTAGCTTTAGCTTTTTCTTTTATTCTTTCTTGCCTTGCCACCTCAAGTGCAACTTGAAGATTACTGTTACCATCGTCATCTAATGCCGAAACATCTCCAAGTTTTCCTTCAAGTCCCCAAGCATAAGGTTTAAAAAATCCACAAACTTCTCCTCTTGCATCATCATCCCAAACATTTTCAAACTCCATAAATCTATAACCGCGAGGATTATAAAAGTTTTGTTCAAAAACTTGCATATTTCCTCTTGTAGCAGTTCCCCAAGCCATAAGCGTACCTGTAACATATGAACCAGTTTTCATAGTAGGTTCAGTAACAGACATAAAAGCATCAAAGTTTTCCATAGTAGACAACTCCTCAACTTTTACAACTATTGCATCCTTACCGATAGCACAGTTAGGATTATTATGAGCAGATACACTAAGTAGAGAAGATTTCCAAGATTTATCAGCTTCTATTCCGTTTGGAAGTTTATAACCAAGGCGAAAGTCCGTTTTAACTGGAGAAAGAATACCTCTAATAAACGGACTTCTTTCTTCATAAAATCTTAAATCAGCAATAGCAAAGTCTGTAAGACCACCTCTATCCGTAAGATATTTAGAATCAACAGCAACATGGATAACTACTTTTCTTGAATTACAATTTATTGTATTAGCAGAATCTGAAGCCATTATATAAGAAAATCCTCCACGTCGAGTTTTATCAATAATAAGATTG